TTTTCCATGGAATACCTCCTAAAAAATAATTTTTTGTATATAAAAAGGACCCTCGCGGATCCTGAGTTTTCAAATTTATGTGATTTTTCAATTGACTTTTGTCTATGAGTTGATTTTTCTTCTTTCCCTCAATTGTATAGTGACATGAGCAACTATAGAGCAATTATCGTGAATGATACACCAGCAGATGATATCCCTTCGCTCTTAAAAGCAAAGGCAAAACTCATCTCGAACCAAAATAAGGGAGATGGATTTTATGTGATCATAGGAGGATGGCAGGGCAAGACTTATGGGTTCTCTATCGGAAATGCTATAGGCGGAAAAATCACTATTGCATGTTTTCTGAACAATAACTGTTATCTGGCCACATGTGATTATTCGAATCCTGAAAGCAATTTTTCGTATGCAACTATGAAGTCGGATTTATCACCCTATATTACAAAATCTCAGCTGTTTGCCGCTCAAAGTCAGTCTTTTCTTGTGAACAAAAGCACAACTATAGATGGGACATTGTTTTCCACAGCAAATTTTAAAGCGCAAAGACCTAATAACGGAACCGGAGCCGCTTCATACGGATTTGAAAATATCGGCATAAATTCAGGTGCTTTATACCTCGATCCAACGGATTACAAACTGCATTTTATAAATTATGAAGGAAAGGATTTTACGATAAATTGGACAAAAAACTAAGTAAGTTTAACCCATGCAGTATCGCCATTTCCAGTGTTATATCGATATCGATCACCATTTACGCTGAATAATAATGCACATGATCCACCGCATAATACATATCCGGTTTGTCTGTTTGGAGTAAATGGTCCACTATATCCGACAAAACCAATTTTAGGCAATGCACCAGTATAGACCTTTTTCAAATCGTCAAATGTATAATTGGTCATGTTAATAAAAAATTTGTTTTGAAAATCGGTAAGATCATTAGACAATAAGTATGGTGCTTTTTCCCACTTTGCTTCTTGCGTAAGACAGAAGAACTCTTTGGATCCACTGAGTGCCC